GCCCTGTCTGAATCACCATCGTGATTAGTCATAGACTTAAAGTATAGTGTCAATATACCTCCTGCTGTTGGAACCATCCCTGCCAAACTAGATAGGGGGAAACAACAAGAGTCAACAGATATTGCATCATCCTCAGCGATTGCTGTAACTGTTCTGAAATATAAATATTTTTCTTCCATTTTAATAATAATTTTAAGAGTTAGCAGCTTTTACAGCAATTGTACCAACTGCTGAAATTAATGAAGAGATATAGCTTTTATCTGAAGCTGAATCACTTATTATAATATCTCCATGTCCACCCTTAGCAGAAGCAAATTGGTCACATATAGCATTCATAAGCTGTCTGTGAGTATTAGCAGTTGCTAAAGTTAAAGGGACAGCGTCACTGGTAACTTCTGCGTTACCAGTGTCTGTATGTCCATCATGATTTTTCATGGATTTAAAATATAATGTTAATTCAGAGTTTCCTGATGGCTGCATACCTGCAAAAGAAGATATGGGAAAGCCAACAAAAGTTTCTCCACCAGCTAAAAAGGTTTGGGAAACTGCTGTTGTAATAGCAGTTGTTCCCCCACCTGCAGCACTTACTAATGCATTTGCATCAGCATTTGCAGCAATAGCTGTAGCTATACCATTGGCATGTTGGTCATTACTAGTTCCAATAGCAGCAGTAATAGCATTACCAGAAACAGATACAGTCACCTGACTCTCTGTTCCAGACTCTGGAATAGCAATAGAAACTAAATTACCCTTACTACTCGTATCTCTAGCTGTTAAAGTTAACTCACCAACAGCAATAGTAGCTGCTGCAGAAGAGTTAAAGTATATATAATTTTCTTTCATTTTTACGAGTTTAAATAGTTAGTAATTACGATTTCTTAATCAACATGAATCTATTAGGTGCAAAACCTTCAAAACCTCTCTCAGTTCTATAGTGAGACTTCAAGTGGTCACTATCATTAGTTTTATTCTTAAGAACAGCAGAACCTGTTAACCAGTGTTCCATTTCTCTTGAATAACCATTTGCAGCCTTATATCTGATTCTAAGTGATGGTATCTTTGAACCACTCTTAGCATCACGCTGAGTATCCATAGGAATACACATACCATATCCTGAGAAGTTTGAACCAGCAGTTCCTAATAATTTAGGATGATTAAACACATCATAAGTTTTCTTATGGAATGTATATCCACCTCTAGTGAAAGAGTTAAACCCTAAGTTAAGAGCCATATCTTTCTTATTTTGGAACGTACCATAATTAGCACCACCTGAAGCAAAAGCTCCTTGAGCAGCTAATAAGTCATCAATATCTAAAGATAAATCAATACCAGCGTAAAGAGCCATCTCTTTAGCACCTCGATATTTATCTAAAGACTTAACCATAGCATCAAAATCTGCCATAGTAATTGAAGAAGCTCCTAAGTCCATTGACTGACCTCTATTTTCTATAAAAGAAAGTAAACCTTCAGTACCTCTAATATCAGTTCCAGTAAAGCCAGCAGTTACGTTAGCATTTTGTTGACCTATAATTAATTGTAATTCACAATAATCTAAGAATCGCTTATAAGTATCAGCCTCACCTTTTAAGTACCATAGGTAACCAGAGCCCATTTTTTCGTTGTCTACCTTAAAGTAAACTACGTTAGTAGCCTCAGTACCTGATACCTCAAATGATTCTTTTATAATCATCACATTGTTTTCATAAGTATGAACTCTAGGTAATAAAGAGCCTGGCTGTCCACTTCCTTCTGCGTGAGCATTACCAACAATAGCGAATCTTAATTGAGCAGTAGCACTGAATGTAAACGTACCACTTAAACAAAGCATGGTAACATTACTAGTAGTAGCAGCAACATTAGATACATATCCTAACTCACCATTAGGTGCCATTAGTATATCACCTACTCTTACTGGTGAATCTACGTTAGTATCAATAGTTGTGTCATCACCAACAGCATCAGTATTGTCTTCTGCTGCATAGGTAAATACCTCTGCACCAGTTCCATATGAACCATCAGCACTAGTTAATAACACAGAATTGTGAATAAATGCCTCTTCATAATGTGAAAAGGTTGTTTGGGTTGTTTCTTTTTTGGCCCCCACCAATTCAAGTAGACCAGTAATACCTTGATTACCATATCTCTTGACAAAATTCTCATCTACGTCTCGCTTATGCATAGCTAAAGCAGCAGTAGTTAGAGCACTTACATAATTGTCCTGGGTAGCTAACGCAACACTTGTTGGGTTAAGAACCATCCCAGTACCTAAACTTACACTTGCCATAATTTATAATTTTATTTTTTAATAATTTATTTTAATACATTTTAGCCCCATAGAGTTGAGTCACCAAAAATTTGGTCACTTATTTGTTTATCTATGTTGCCACCTCCTTTAGTATCAGTTACTTTAGCAGGCTCAAAAGATGGATTTTTAATATCCTGAAGAACTTGTTCAGAACCTTTAGACCTGTATTGACTAGCAACACTTCTAACTATTTTGTCTTGCAACTTCATAGCCATCATATCTAAAGCTAAACTTTCCTTATCTAAATTACCTTGCTCGTCCATATATGGTTCAAAGAAGTCATCTAAATTAGATAACGCTTCTCCCACAACCTGCTTGTCTTCATCAGTTAGTTTATAGTCAAAACTTTCATTATCATTTATTTTAAAAGTTAAAGACTCAATACTATCTAATTCTTCATCCATATCATTATAAAATGTTTCTCTAGCTTTATCAACTTCAGCTTCCATGTTTTGAAGTTCTTCATCAGAATAAGTGTCTCCAGATTGTTCTGGTGACCAATACTCTTCTTGAAGTTCTTTTAACTCGCCTCTAGCTTTAGAAACATCTCTCTTAAGATGGATTTTACCCAATTCAGTTTCTTCAGGACTGTATTTATCCTCGTTAAGTTTATACGTGCTATCAAAAAATAGGTCTATTTCTTTCTGACTAAGTTCTGGGTTTTCCAGAGATAGGTATTCTTTTATTACATCAGACTCAGACATTTCGTCATAATTCTGTGTTTGTGTTTTAAAGTAGTCTTGTGGACTCCTACCTGTTTCAGAAACAAATCTATTCAACTCTGCCATCTGTTCGCTAGCAAAGTTTTGACCATCACTTTTACCTTCCAAATCATCTAACAATTCATTTAAATCCTCATACTCTGTACCATACGTTTCGTTTAGCATAGATAGAGTTTTGTCGTATGAATCATTAGAAGAATCTTGGGCTTCTGAAGATTGTTCTTCAGTTTCTTGCTCGTTTTCTTCTTTACGAGAATCTGATTTCAAAGAGCTTTCTATAATCTCCTGTGGACTTTCCTCATCTTGAGTCATTTCTACAGGAGTTTCTTGTTCTTGGGTTTCTTCTTTATTTTCAGTTAAATCAATTATATTACTTTCTAACTGAGAGTCTTCACTATTAGCATTTGGAGTAGACTCATGAGAAACCTCTATTTCTGTACCAGTTAAATTTGCAAATTCACTGGCAACATCTAGTTTTTCTTCACTCATTTTATATTAAATTAAATTGTTATTACTTTTTGCAAATATATTAAATATTATTAACAAACAATAATTATCTAAGAATATTTGGCAATGGATTATCAATATTTTCTTCTTCCATTTGTTGTTGAGATGAAGAAGGTGTCTCTAATTCTGTTAATGGCAAAGCTCTATCTCTTTTTTGCTCTATCATTCTAGACTGGTTATAAGCAGCTTTATCCTGAGAATCTAATTTTATTTTACCAGATACATCAGCAACTTCTTTTTTGCCAGAATTGTTTAAAGCAATCTCTTTCATTCTTCTTTGGTGATTCATATCCTCTAATTGATTCTTTAACTTAAACTCTGCCTCTAATCTCCTTAAGTCTGCTTGTGCTTCGCTTTCTATTTTAGCTTGTTCTATTCTAGCCATAAACTCTGTTTCTTGTAGCTTTAGTTTAGATTGTTGCTCATTAGATTGTTGTTGAATATTTGCATTCATCTTTTGAGCTTCTTTAGCCTTTCTTTCTTCCTCTTCTTGATATTTCTTTCTTCTAAACATTAAAACTTGATTAGCTAGTTTAACATTCTTAATTCTTCTTATTGTTATAACATCCTCAAGTCTTATTTCTTTTTGAGCAAGAGACATCTGTAGATTAGCTTCTAATTGACTTTTTTCCTGCTCGTCTGGAGCAACATCTAGAGTTATTCCAAATTCGTTTATAGATATGTCTTGGTTCACTCCAAACATAGTTACTGCAGACTTTCCTATAGCATTTGTGTAAGATTTTTTCTTAGATTTACTTTCTAAAACATCTTGTAATCTCATTACCACGCACTCTGCAACCCTCTTGGTTATACTTAAATATCCATCATTTATATTTCTGGTTGCATTATTAGAAGCCATTATCTGTAGTTTCTGAACACCAACTAAAGCTTCACTTGGTGGTTTAGCCCCCTCCCTAGCTTCATTAACTCCTGTAACATCTCTAATCATTTGTAGGTTATGGGCATATACAGATATAAGCTTTTCCATATCACTACCTATACCATTTTCAAGTTCCTGAACAGGGACAGCTCCTGATGGCTCTCCTGTATCACTCATGGTTCTGTAATATATATTACCAGTTTGGTCATATATTTCCTGAAGTTCTAATGGTGTAAATGTTCCCCCATCTCCCTTTGATACATTTTCTAATGCACCAAGCTCAAAAGCAGCACCCTTTGGTCTAGCTTTTGCTATAACTTGTTGTAACTTTAAATGAGCTAATTGTATTTGGTCTGCAAATGGAATCATTCTTTCAACCATAGATTTATTGACCATTTTATGGGTTCCAGGTGCATATACAACATATGATAATTTTGTCTCTGTAAGATTAGACTTGTTTCTCATCATGTTTTTTGCTAAACCATAGTTTATACAAAAATCAGTTCCTACAATCCATTTACCTGAATAAACAACTTTAACAGATGTTTTTATTAACTCTCTCTCAAACTTAGATTTCTTTGGTTTCTTATAACTTCCCTTTTTCTTAGTTACAGTATATCCACCATAAGCGTTTTTCTTTTTCTCATACTTAAGTTCATTAACAGATAAAAACTCAGCATCCATAATTGTAACTCTGTACTTATCGTACTCAAACTCATCTTGATATTCATTCATGTAAGATTCATAGTTGGGGGACATATTACTGTTGTGATTTTTACCAGCGTATTCTTGAGCTATTTTTTCATAATCTTGCTCTGTTAATTGGTCTCCAGCTATTCTTTTTAATTCACCTATAGTTATTGTATAAACTTCACCAGCGTGTTGTATATCGCTATAATCTTCACTATTTGTATATGAAGTAACTAAATTAGATGGGTCTACATACTTTATTTTTACACCAGTATTTGGGTCTATTGAAGTTTTTGTTGCACCAATCCCACAAACAAGAAGGTCTCGTATAACAGCTTTTTTTATAGAGTTATAGTTGTTCACATCCATTACAAATTTAACCCCATTCTCAACAGCAATTTCTGTTGACTGTTTGTAGTTAAGTGCCATGTGTATATCTAACTCTTCTTGAGTTTGTGGTATGTACCCCTTTTGCTCAACATCATACCCTGTAGCTTTATTAAAGTCTTTCATTGCAGGATGGATTAACATCTTAGCGAACAATGTTTTTTTATCCTTTTCTCTTAAGGTTTCTGATATTGGGTCTATAGCATTTGCAACAATCTCATATTCTTGATTACACAAGTCATTAACTATTAAATCTACAAACTTTGGTATTATATTAACTGGAGTCCAATCAAGATTAAGGTAAGATGAGTCACCTTCAACATCTAATAAATCTTTATATTTAGAAACATTTTGAGAACCTTGAGCATAAGTTCTAGCTTTTGTATACCTAGACTTTCTGCTATCCACCTTCATGTCAGCATTATCTTTCCAGTCGTGATACATTTTTTTAAAATATGCTAAACCATATTCTATTTTTTCTTTCTGCTCTGGAGGCACAAATGGACTTGGGTATCCACCAACTTTTTTTACCTTTTCAATAGCATTTTCTAAATATTTCATTTATTGTATTTTTTTAGATAAGTTACCCCTATTACTATAAGTTTTTACAAATTTAACAAATTTTGGCGATTCTTCCTTAATTCTGACAAATTTTTGTGATGCAAGCAATGCTAAACTAGAACTTATTGTAGCATCAAATTTAGTTCTGTTATTTATATCGAACCTACTCCAGTCATCTAGAAGCTTATTAAAGTAGCATTTTCCTATCTCTCCTGTTGATGGTTTTAGTCCAACATGGTCATATATGTAAGTTGCCACTGCCTCAGCTTGAGCATTGATAACAGCCACTCCAGAACCTGGTATACCCTTTGTTTGTTGTTTTCTACTAAAATCAGTATGTGTTGATTCAGGTCTGTCCATTAGATACTCATAATAACCCCTTCTCTCAAAATATTTTATTATTCCTATTTTATTATTCTCAACAAGAATTTGACAACCATAAAAAACACATTGCTTAATCATGTCTTCATAAAATATTTCTGCTTTTGGTGGTCTAAATATGTATTCACAAACAAACTGTTCACATGGTGCACCTTCATCCATTGTAAATTTATGATAAACATGGCAAGCTGCATTAGACCTTCTACCATCTGTTGTTGTGTCATGGTCATAGGGGTCACAACCTGAAACTAAGTTAATAGAGTTTCCTGGTCTTTTTTTACCCCCCTTTGTATCTATGAGGTTTCTTTTACCTTCGTCTGGAACCCAACATATTTCCCACTTACCTTTGTTGTTTGGAACCCATATAACCTCACTGTCTTGAATACCATTTTTCCATATAAAATCACCCTTGGTTGTTAGATTTTCAGAAATTTCATTATAATCCATTTGTTGATATATCTTTTCTACATCAAACACACTGGATAATGAATCATTTCTAAAAGCTTCTTCTGATGTAAATGGAAATTGTCTTTTAAATTCTGATAACTCATTTGTGTTATTCTTTAAACCCTCTCTTCTATTTTTTATGTAGTCTTTTGAACCAATATCTATATTAGCACCATCCATTCCCATAACTGGATTTTTAGGTGTTTCTGAAACAGAGAATCCATACTCATCAATAAATCCCTCTAGGTTTTCGTCTGCAGGTATAAATAAAGAATACAATCCAGACTTAGTTCTTTTATTTAAATCTTTATCTGTTACGTCAGAGTCATGATATAGGTTTTTATACTCTAATCCACCATCCTCTAGTTTATTAGCAGTAGAACCCATCATACATTTACCAACAATTTTTCTACCAAGTAAAAGACATGTTTGAGTTACAGACCAGTTCTTAGCTATAGATGTTGAACCTGTCCATTTACCAGCCTCATCATGAACAAGTAATTTAAGCTTCATACCATCGTAACTATTGTCAGCAGTATTTCTCCAATCAATAACTGTATTAAGTGCTTCTGATTGTTGTATATGTTTATTTTTCTTTGTTATTTTTTTTGCAGGTTCTCTAAATGCTAGCTCTACCCTTGGATTACTTGAACCATCTTGTATGGGTTGAAAGAAGAATGGATACCTTCTGTATATTCTAACAACTTTATCTGTAAACATTGTTTTAGCATCTGAACCTGTTTTTGATAACAAGCCAAAGTTAGACTCATAAGTTTGAGTAGCTTGATTAACCATCTCAGCACTAGCCATATATGAGAAACCAGAACGCCTGTTCTTTAAAAAACACATTCCCATAGAATTGGGGTCTAATTTACAAGCTTCCCAGAATAAAAAAAACTTTCTATTAGCGTCTCTATAGTCAGGATAACCAACGTCTATATTAGACCATTGTATGAACATATAGTGGCTACCTGTTATGTAGGTTGGCTCACCATTATTCATAAACCACAAACCATCTCTTCTTCTTCTAAACTCCTCTTCTATGTAATCATAGTAATCAGGGGACGTTGCTCTATTCAGTCCTTCAGGCATATTTTGCCTTATCCACATCTGTTCAGCTTTCTTTTTACTTGAGAATAGTATATCTCTTTTTTTAGGCTTTTTAGGTAGTTGTATTTTTAATCCTTGGATTTCTATTATGTCTCCTAAACTTCTTACGTTTAGAATAATTGGTTTAGACATATTTATCTTTTTGCAAATTTTTCAGCCAATCCTTTTTCAAAGTCTTTTTCTTCTTTAAACTCACCCTCTGTTATCTGAGCTTCTAATTTTGATATACCTATTAGTATTTCTTGAGCATCTATAAAACATTCTTTTTTAGCTTTAATAGCGTTTCTTCTTTTTTCATCAGATAAATCAGGGTCTAATGGGGTTTTTATATCGTTTATAAGTATAGCCACAGCCTCCTTGGACGAGTCAATTAAATCCTGAAGAGTTCTTTGTACATATGACTTATTACTTTCTTTCATGTTCAACTACTCCTAATATGTCTTCATTTCTCATTCTTAACATTTTCTCTCCCTCTATAGTCATTTCATATTCAGAGTTTTCTGAAAAAACAACTTCATCTCCTACTTTTACCCCCTGCTCTCTCATCCATTCATTCATGTGTAAAATATTTCCATGTAGAGTTATATCCTCTACTTCAGGTTTCATAAAGATGCCAGACTTTGTTTTTATACTTTCCTCATCTTCAGTTTTTTGTTTAACAAAATTCCAATGGTGTAACATTTTTAATTTTCCCTTTCTAACTCTAGCATATATTTGTTGCCAATGTACTTTGTATATATTCTCTTCATCTATCCACGTTATTAAGTTTTGACTCTTAAAATCTTGAGCAGATTCACTTTCAAACCTTTGGTCAACAGTTACAGCACCAACTGAACCAGTAACCAAGTGGTGAAAGTAAATTTTATCTCCCTTTTTTACATCAAACTTTAACCCTTTTGGTAACCACCCTGGAGTTTCTTGAACAACTCCATATTGCCTAGCAAATTTATATGGGTCCCATTTTATATCTAACGATAACTCAACACCATTTACCTCAACTGTATCGTCATAAGCTTTATCTACTTTTACTAAAAAAAAATCTTTTGGTATTTTCATATTAATTAACTTGATATTCTTCTTTATATTCTAAATTATATTCTACTCCTGTTAGTTCAAAAAAAGCTTTCCACATTTCTGACTCTTCTTTTCCTTCCATTTTTATAAACACGTTAAACTTTAACATTTTGTATTTATAGAAATACATATCATCTTGAACTATTGCAGTTATTTTTGCTCTACCCCTCATTATAGGTTGACCAACAACATAGGTAATACCATCTTTAATGTCACCAACTACTATCTTTCTTATTATCCCATTTATTAATTCCATTAGGCTTCAAATTTTTTGTTTTTATTAAATAAATTAAACATATGTAATTTTGCTGCTATTTCCTTTTCTCTTATAACATCCTCCATAGATGGTTCTAATTCTGAAACGCCAAACACTTTATCTTCTATAATTAACATTAAGGTTTGAGACGCTAAATCTTCTCCTACATTGTGTATAACATCAGCATCCATATCATCAAGAGTTTTACCCATATCTATATAAGAGAAAATAAATCTTATATTAGATTCTTCTTTTAAAGACTTAATGTCTTTTATTATTTTTTTAATCTTCTTGCTCAATGTCATCACACATATCATAATGAACCTGAAGGTCGTTTATACTATCTATTGGTGTTCCATTAATGTTAACAAACCCACCTGAGAATATAGCTTGTTCCATGTCTTTGTATTCTTCATTTTTTTCTTTAAGCATAGCTACTTTTAGTAGAATAAGGTATCCTATTAAGTCTGAAACAGTATCTTCTGTTTTATCATTAATGCCTTTATTTTGTATACGCATAAGTTTATCATCTATACGTGCACATAGAGATTCTATTGGTGAGCCTTTTGAGAATACATTTGATGGGTTAGTGGCACTGTCTCCATATGCCCTATTTTTAGAAATTAAAAGTTCTTTCATTTCGTCAGTAACTTTTAATATTAAATCTTCTGTTGTCATATTTTTGTTTTAATTAAATTGAATTTTTATAAAGATACAAAAAAAAAGACTACAAAAAGCAGTCTCTTAATTTTAAGTTATAAACAGAATTATAAACAAGCAACAAGAACTTCTAAGTCGCAGCTAGCAGTATTTGCTACTGCTGTAATTTCAACTAAATCAGCTCCTGTCATGTCGTGAGCAACAGTTAAGGCAGTAGCAGCAGCGTCCATAGTATCTACAATTCCTCCATCTAAATCAGCATTGTATATATAAGATTGTCCTCTATCTAGTTTAACAGCAAACTCATCATTGTCTTCATTTTTAAAAACAAGAAAAACATGATTTGTAGCGTCTAGGTTAGATATTCTAATATACCTAACATCACTTTCTATGAAGGTTCCATTGCCTCTAGCTGCACCAAAAGAACTAAGAACAGTTTCTGAAGTTGTTACAGTTACAATTCTTTTAAAAGCTTCATTGACTCCTGTTATTGTAAAACCTCTTCTAGAGCCATATTGAGTTCCATTTAATTCTAAGTTTTCTCTTAGCGATACTGTTAAATTTGCCATTTTATATTTATATTAAGTTTCTACTTATTTTCTGATAATGAACTGTTAGTGTTTTTGCAGCAGTCGTTCTTGTAGTTACACTTATTTGTGGAACTAAATCTGTAGTGTCTTTTAACGCAGCTCCTACTGTGCTGCTTGATGCTGCTGCTCTACCATAAACATAAATGTCAGAGGCATCAGGAAAAGATTTTGTACTAGCAGCAGTAATAGTGATGCTTGTTGCAGAAGTGACAGCAGTAACTGTTCCCCAGGCAACACCTGTTGCGTTTGTTATAACATCACCAACAACTAGTTGTGATGTAGCGTCTGAAGTTGTGGTTATAACATGAGAACTACCACTAGATAAAGAGACTGCACCATTAGTGTTAATGCCAGTATCACCAACACCTGATATAACTGTCAATCCATACTGGACATCGTTTATGTATACTGCTGGCTTTCTAT